GTGACGATATCCACGCTCAGGTGGAACTGGTAATGCTCATCAAAGCATTATCCTCTTAATTATAGTAAATACATAATATATGATAAACATTAAAGTCGGCGGCAAACCGCTATACATACCCAAGGACACCACGCTGGTGCTGGAGCAGCACAACAACAGCTTCGATATCGACAACATCACCAGCGATATCATCTGGACCTTCGATATCCCAGCCAAGCCCAATGCCGCCACACTCGACTTTGCACATTATATCAACATCAGCAACCACAAGCTTTATCGCTGTGAGGTCAGCTTTCAGGGCATCGTCATCGCCGAAGGCAATCTCTATGTGCAGAGCGTACAGGATGAGAAAACGATATCCTGCGGTGTTGCCCTTGATGGACTCGGCGAGGATTTCGGCAGCCGTCTGCTGAAGGATAACGACTACGGCGAGGACGTCGTTATCTCGCAACCGACAGCCACGCTGGAGCAACACCGTGCCAACTGGCTACAGTTCCTATACGGCAGTCTTGATGCCAATAGCAGATACAAGTTTTTTCTCTTTACGTCGGAAAAGTTCTACACGAATAACGAGGATTATGGATATCACCGTAACAAATGGAGTACATTAAGCACTTCTCACGACAAAGAACACAGGTGGGCCAAGTACATCAACCGCCTTTTCACAAGGCGAGAAGACGGACAAGTGATAATCCGTAATACGTCAGACGCTGCCGATGATGGGTTCAAACTGTTTAACACACTCGGCAACGTCTCCGACAAGCTCAACGGATATGCTTTCGCACCGGCCATTCGACTTGACTGGTTAGTCCGCAAGGTGTTCGCCAATGCTGGATATGGCGTTACCGGCGACTTCCTTCTCAACGACCACATCAAGAAACTCTATCTCCAGTCGATGAACGCTATGGACGGCGACCTATCGCAGTTCGGACTGGATGAATTCCTTTACATCACTAATGCAGTAGGTGTTGATGGTGTCAAGACTGCCATGTCGATGGATGTGGGGATAAACGAAGTGTCGTTTGAAGGTTTTAAATGCAATTCAAATGTTCCAACATTCAACTTCAGGCTGAAAGCAGATGTCGACGGACTTGATACAGGAGGAACATATACACCCACAGCATGGCAACCTTGGACATACCAGGATGAAGTGTTTATGCTGTTGATAAGGACTCCGAATGCCGTTGCAGCTGGAGATTACCCACGATTCAGATCTGTAATCAATCACAATGCGACAACAAGGGATTATATCTATGCAAAAGACAGGCATGTAATGGGTGCAACTGGCATTTATGACGATTATTTCGTTTTTCATCAAAACAATGTGTTAGAGTACTACGATGAGGACAATACCAGATGGGACACAACAGATATACTTCAAGCAGATAGCAGATTGTATGCAATTCAGTTGACTCCAAGCAAAGGCGATACAACAGCATCTTACCCAGATCCGGAACAAGCGGTTGACATATTAGGAGATTACCCCGCCAACAGACTCAGACAACAGAATGGCGGACAAAATTATATAGTGGAGCTTGCAAAGTTCAGAATATATACAGTTCAGCATGGTGCTTGGGATGGAGATTACCATAGTGTTGATAAAGATATTTGGATTCCTATTTGGGCAACAAACGATGGACAGGTAAAACATGGCAGAATTGAATATTATGGCAATTATGAAAGAATTGAATGGTTGGAGACAGTAGCCAAGACCGAACTGGCCAACACAAACACAATGATGAATGTCTTCGACACAATGCTTCGCTGGAAGCAGCACGTGCCGAACGTCACCAATGGCGACTTCATAAAGAAGATTTGTCGCTTCTTTGGACTTTCTATGTACATCGACCCGTTCCACAGAGAGGTGCAGCTCTCTTTTGTCAATCACGTATTCGATGCCGGAGGTATTGATATATCAGCATATATCACCAACTCGGAACGGATGACCTATAATCCGAAAAAATACACAATCAAAGCTGATACAATTCTCGGAATCCGCGATGCGGGAGAAGACTTCCGAATGGATGATGTTGTAAAGAGAGGAGACCTCGAATCGGCGAGAAGCAAGCGTAGAATGGATGTATTCATTGCCAACGAGAACGCCTACAACATCGCGAAGAAAAATGAGAAGACAGGCAAGTTCCAATGGGAAACCAATTCGGGCAACGATCACACTCTCACAATTGGAGAGAATGACATTAAAGAGGAAACTGTTACAATGGATATTGCCGTTCCGAACATGCGAGTGGTTGACATTGACGGAGTACAGAAGTATATCTGCGATATCGCAACAAGCGGCAATACGAAACTAATGGATGACGATTATAATGGAGAGTTTGATATGGTATTGCAACAGTACAAAGGGCAACAACTGATGTTGACTGATGCAGCCGTCGACTATCTATTGACCTATATAGAAGCTGCCAACCCCACCTGCTACGACAAGGACGGCAACGTCAGCAATGACTATCTTACACTTGCCGCAACAGGAAAGAACAGCGTCGGCGAGAAGTGGCTTCGCAAATACTACGAGTTCAAGTCTGGGCAGGAAGCCTACCGCTTCACGGCAAGAATCCCGGTACATGTTTTCTGGTACATCTACCAGACACAGCTACCGCAGATAGCCATCGGACCAAACGAGCGTCGCTGGCTGATTATCAAGAATCGCCGTTACCTACCTCTCAAAGTTTCCTACGAAATCGGAGTAAACGCATTCATCACAGCCACAATCGAGTGCGTCCGTATGCACGTCGAGTAAAATTTTTATCTCGCATTTTCAGTAACTTAACCCGATACGGTGAAATTTTATTTTGCCGTATCGGAAATTATTTCTATTTTTGCACCGTCAAAAATCAAGAACGGCATAAAGATGTGTCGGCACGTGACGCCGGCTTTTTTTATGTCCACACAATGAAGCAAGTCATTCGGCTTGGGGAGTGCAGTAGCAGTAATGCCCGCAAGGTCGGTTCTTGGACCTTAGACAACTCCTACCAAGCCTTTTTTATTAAATGTTTAAAATCAAGAACAATGAAAAGAGCAAGGAATGAAAAGAGCAAAACGCTCATCGCCATCTGCGACATCCAGAAACTTCAAGACCTGATGGACTACTATGCCAAGAGGCGTTACATCCCCACAGGCGAATGGTTCTACGCCAACAGGAGCGAAACCATTGTCCGCGTCACACTGCGACGCATCACTTTCAGTTTCCGTCATCTTATGGACGACATCAGCGACTATCTGTTCCGCAACCACATCGCCTGCAGCGCAACCAAGTCCCTGCTGGCCGCAATGAAAGGAGGTGCAAAATGAAATTCCAATTCAGATTCGACGATATGGACGATGAGATGGTCATCGACGTCATCAATGCCTGGAACCAGACAGTGGAAGACAGATTTACCGATCACGACACGCATCCCATAGGGTTTGAAACATTGATGTATTTTATGAACGAATACTGCCGTCAGTTCACAGAATACCTCAACGACAAAAACAACTCACTCCGAGGGGAGTTGGCAAACATTAAAATGAAAATCGGAGAAGTATTGGAGGCATAATGGACACACGGAACTTTATCGACGGACAACGTAAGACGGTGCAAAAGGTTGTGGAAGACTGCTTTGTCGCTTTCAGCGATATCCCCAAGGCACAGACAACGCTCCTGGATCTGAAGAGCCATATCGACGAAGCCGACACCGACCTTCAAAAGCTTGGAGCCATTTCCCAAATGGCACGAGACACAACCGGGTCGAAGTGATCTGTGTAGATATCCTGCATCGCAAGCGAGCTGTGGTTAGCGTGATGTTGCACCGTAAGAGCATCAATACCAGCGTGACGCATATCGGTAATGCCGGTGTCACGGAGCGAGTAGAGCTGCATTTCCTTCGGCAAGCCGGTAGCGTTACGCATCCGCTCCCACGACTTCTGAAAGTAGGATTTATTGACGGCACGAACTTCGGGATGTAAATCCTCATTGAACCCGATAAGGTAATAGTCAGGCTTCCTTGACCACTGAGCCATAACCGGCTCCAACAAAGCCACAAGTGAGGGCGTAAGACACGCAATCCTCGACTTGTGGTTTTTTGCGTTTTCGCCTGGTATCTCAATATAATGGCGGTCAAGGTGTATGTGCTTCATCTGAATCTTCAATATCTCTGCAGGTCGTACAAGAGAAGAGTACACCAACTGACAGACAATGTTCATAGCAGGACGCTTCAAAGTGTACCAGTCCTGCACCTGCTTCCTCGCTTCCGCAGGGACAAGTATTCTTATCTTAGGCTCCTTCTTCAACGTCTTGAACGTCGAGAAGGGGTTTTCTTTACAATAGCAATGATCCACCGCCCACTGCCAGAAAGCCTTCATAACTTTGAGAGTACTGTTATAGCTCCGGTGACGCTGCCCCTTGTTCATAACGTCATCCATATATCGCACTGCGTGTTGTCGCAGATAGGTCCCACTGTAGCGGTCGGCGAAACCATTGTCCTCGCACCATCGCAACCACAGACCGAGTTGGGAGCTATACTGTGTCAGCGTCGTTTCCCTGCAGCCCTCGTTCCGCTTTGCCGACAGATATCTGTCCATTAACGTCGCCAAAGGAGTATAGAAGCGGGTGTCGTCATTCTGATGAAGCGGCGACCATCCGCCACGAAGCTTGGCGTTAATCTCATCACAGATCCTTTGAGCTTCGATTTTCTGTTCACGCTGTGAGCGACAGCGTTTCAACAGCCTTTTAATCTGCACGAACTTCCTGACCATTTTTTCGGTGGCAGGGTCGATAATATAATACTCGAGATAAAGCCCGGTGCGAGGGGTGGTTCTGACCACAGCCGGGTAATAGTTTGCAATCTTGGGGCGTTCGGATATAGACATTTTTTTTTCTTTGCGACTGCCAATCAGCCACAAAGAACCTGTTGTCAATATGTTGTAGTTTTTCTTCTACTTTTGCTCTATCTGCTTGATTTACAATTTTTGTGACCCCGGCGGGATTCTAACCCACGAGGGGCAAATTAATAAATCCGTGAATTGACAAAAGGCTCCTGTACTGAGAGGCAATAGGTTAGGCATTTGATTTTTCTTTAAATATTCGAGATTGGTTGTAAATCTGTTGTAATTACACTACTATAAGTCATTAGTTTAGAAGTCTATAGTTACACCGTTTCCTTGGATATGGAAACGGGAGAGGGATTTGCCGGCCTTGTTTATATTGCCGATGGCAACAAAGTGGTTCACGATGCCGAGTATGCCACAGAGACCGGCGACGGCATAGAGGGGACTGAATTTTGAATTGGTGTTCGGGTTGGTAGGATATGCGTCGTTGTATTTCGATTCCTGGTTCACAGTGACAGCACCGAGAATGGCGAAGCATCCACCAATGGCGAAAGAGGCAAACTCGAACTTTTGAGCCTTGGCCGCCTGACGGAGATAGTAGGACGGAGATTGAAGAGTGGTGTCGATAGTGACCGACAAGGAAAGGTTAGTCAATGTGACAGTCGAGTCGGGCGGAACCGTATCCGTCTGGATGGACTGAGCACCGGCGGAAAAGGAAAGAAGCAACAATAGTATTATAGGGAACCGTTTCATAGGCGACTTTCGATTTCATCAAGATAATGGGAAATGGAATTCTGATTCCGGAGGAATATAGACATCAACAAAGATGAGTCGCCAATGCGAGGATCCGAATTTTCCGACAGGAATTGAGAATTGGGAGCATCAGAATCAAAAGAGGATATTTTGTAGTACAGGGGCAGAGGGAAAGCGTCTCTCAAAAGAGAAACAAGATTCTGAAGTTTTTCAAAATAGGAAGAGAGGAGATTTGAATCAAACCCGTCTTTGTTATTGACCGGGTTTGATTTATCATTATATATATAAAAGGTATTGCCCTGGACGGCTCCAGAATGGGAACCGGCACAACGTTTCACAAGTTCATCCCAACTGAAAGAGCGAGAGACCTCACACTTGAAGATGGGAGAAGGACAACGGTTGAAGACGGTCACCGTCCTGTCTGAGATAGAAACCTGGTAAGGGAAAAAACTGCGGAAGAATTGGTTGTCTTTCATTTTTCGCTCAGTTTATCAATAATTTTTGACATACGTGAAATGGTTTCCTGCTGCTTCTGAAGAAGCGTCTGGAAGAAGGGCGGAGTACCTTCCGGAATTCCATAGGGGGTAGAATCTTCAGCAACCATATCGAATACTTCCTCTTCCGGCTTGGAGGAATAAGATTTTGGAATACGTCCCATCAAAAGCCAGTTGGCATCAACATCAGGAATAGTCTCAAGCAATCTGAGCACATCCGTAATGCCGATATTACGGCTACCATTGCACATAGCACTCAAACTGTTCTCTTCTACTCCCATATCGGAAGCCATTTTTCGATTATTTCCACCATACAAACTCTGACGAATTTGTAAGAATCTGTTGGAAATTTCCCTATGAAAAACCTCTTTATCCATATTTTGAAACGTTAAAATTTTATCACATTTAATTTATATATCAGCGTTTTAGATGCTGTGTATAACTTTTTTGTTAGATTTTCTTTGGTGTATAACAAATTTGTTATACCTTTGCATCCGTAATTTTTACAAAAGTAGTAATTATTTCTAATATGGAAAGTAAAAAAGAAATCAAAGTTACACCAGAAATCCGAGTTGAGCTTATGAAAGAGTTCCCTGTAAGCGAAAAGACTATCTACAACGCACTTAACTTCCTGACGGGCGGATATACGGCAGAACAGATCCGCCGCCGTGCCAAGGAACTTGGCGGAAAGCTGATGCAGGAAGTGCAAGAAGAGGAGGCTGTGGTATGATGTTCCAGCTGGTACAGGAGCGCGACGGCGTGGTGCTGGAGTGCCACACGGACCTGCAGAATGGCAGGTTCGAGTGGGTGCGGCTGCGCAAGTTCCTCACGGAGGGCGACGCACGGCTGTTCCAGATGTCGCGCTGCCCGAAGATGACAGAGAACGAGGTGAAGATGCTGGCCAGACAGTATGTCGGCAGCGACCACTACGCGTTCACCGGACGCTGGGTGAAAACGATAAGATAAGGGGCTATGATTTGGATGATTACAGTACATAAGGGGTTCGTGAAGTCCTTCCTCGAGGGAGAGAAGGACATCGAACTTCGCACCAGGATTCCGGATGACTTGAAGCCGGGCGACGATATCGTGGTGGCACAGGCGGGTTTGGGAAACAAGGTGGTGCTGCATATGATGGTGTGGAGGGTTCACAAGCTCTCTCCGGATGAAATGTTCCGCCGCTTTCACAGGAACATACAACTCAACCACCTCGCCTACGAGGACTACACCAAAGGCCGCGAATGGGTGTACGGCATACAGTGTTGTTGCATCGTTCCGACAAAGAGAGAGGTGCACACCTCGGACTTCGGCATTGAGAAGGCCCCGCAATGGTTCCGAAAAGTGAAGAACGAATACTATAAATTATTACTTGAGATATAACCAACTAAAACAGAATATTATGTTACCAAGCAAATGCAAAGAGAAGCGGTGTGCGAGGTTTTTGATCGGCACCGTGAAAGGCGGAAAAGCAGTGAGCGAGTACTGCCTGCAGACTTACGAAGAGAAGAGCCGCACACCGGTGGTGCTGCCGTGCTTCAAGATGACGGAGAAGATGTGCAAACGGATGTTCATCGAGAGGCCGCAGACATCAGCCGAAGCCAACGAGGAGAAGGACGCAATACCTACACGGGAATGATACGCTCGGACGGTAGCCTGTATATCCCCATAGACTGGACACGGATTGACCCGAAGAAAGGCAGATTTATGAAAGGTCACGTTCCGGCAAACAAAGGCCGCAAGTGGAGCGAGTGGATGTCTAAGAAAGGACAGCGGCGAAGTGCCAAAGGTTGGAAGAACCTTGACAAGTATCGCAACATCAACGGACGTCCAGACACTGCCGGACGATGCCGGAAGGAAGTTGTGGCAGTCCACAACAACGGCAAGTACCACATCTTCGACTATGTGGATGCCGCTGCCAAGTGGATAGGCGGATGCAGGGAGAATGTGGGAAGGTGTTGCCGGCTGAACCAGAGTCGAAAACCATTACGCAAGCCGTGGGGAGCCGATGCGGGAAAGGTCAACACCGACCATCAATATAAAGGAGTGCGATTCTATTTCGCCACAGACCCAATATGGCAAGAGAAAATAGGAAAGGATATCATATAATGAAAGACAATTCGCTACGGAGACAGTGGAACGAGGCCTGCCTGAAGGCGGGACTGCCGTCGCTGACAACCAGGACGGCGGCCAAGATTATGGCGATACTGCTGCACTACGGCAACAACGAGACGTTCACGCACTCGGCCAAGTTCCTTACCGACTGCCTGTATATTATGAGGCGGTTCCACATAGAGGGCGGAGAGACACCCGACGAGAAGTTTATGCGGGTGTTTCAACCCGTCAGCCGTGAGCTGGAGGGGTGCGAGGTTCCGCCGCAGTGGGCTATCGACCTGATGATGGATATGTACGCAATCAAAATTTATTAACCCTTTAAATTAAACAGAAATGACAACTTACGAAGAGTATTTGCGCAAGCACGAGGAGCTGACGCGTCAGGAGCAGCAAAACAAGAGAGACCACACCGAGATTATGGCAGGTCTTGAAAAAAAATACCATGAGAATGTGGCCAAGGAAGCCGACCTGTTCCACGAACTGAAAGAGAAGGAAAGGAAAGACTATCTCGAAAAGCAGTACGCCTTGGGAGCGGAGAAACGGGAGTTGAAAATCAAGTTCAAACTCGAAATGGAAGCCAGTCGAGCCGAGCAGATTGAAGACTTTGAAGACTTGGTTAACGGCAAGGACACCAATGCCGCCCGCATAGCAAGGCAAATGGGAATGTAGCAGTCAAAAACTTCGCAATCGGGGTGCCGCTTATACCGGGCTTTCCGAGGGCCTCAATGCGGCGGCACCCTTTACCCCCGAAAAAAGAAACTTAACTTTCTTTCAGAAGAAAGTGCAGTAAGTGCCAGAAGAAAGTGCACTATCTCCGGGAAGAAGATAGAGGGGCCTCGGATGGAACCTCAAAAACGGGAGCCTGATACAGGTCGTGCTAAACCTTGGCTTAACTCCCGTCGGGGACTTGCTGAAAGGGAAGTGCTAACCCCGGTATCCGTCCCCAGGGTGCGGAAGGTCGAGAGGCCGCCGCATCCACGAATAGTAAAACACACAATGCAATGAGTAAACCAAAGGGCAACCCGTATCTACCGGAGAGCAGGCAGCCGTTTATGGCCTGTATGAACTGCAAGTTCCGGGAGAAGGACAAGAACAAGGACCTGGCACGTGGCGGCTGCACGTGGACAGGTGCCAGTTATGTTCCACCGCTGCACGTCTGCGAGGCGTGGCAGCGTCAGCCGAGAAAAAGAAAGGAGGCATACGAGGAATGAAGACAAGGTACTGCAAGTTTGTCGGCTGTCCGCGACTGGTGACTGCCGAGATGAGCAGAGGCAAACAGTTCGCACAGTGCAACCAGCAGATGCCCGACACGGCTCCGTGGTGGGTGGACTGTGCGTCGGTAAGCCGTGACCGGTGCAAGGAGCTGCGCCAGGCGTTGAAAAGGAGTCAGGAGGTAAAGGTATGAGCGAAGACCAGAACACCTTTGTTTCAGAGCGATGGGGAGAATTGCAATTCTTTCCCTCGAAGACGAGTAAGGCGAAGGACACCTGCCGGCACTGCCTGCTGAATCCGAGAGACGAGGAACCCGTGGCAGAATGCCATAGGGCTCCCTGCTGCAAGGAAGAGCGAACCGACCAAAGGGAAGGTTATTTTTCAATACACCAAATGCCAAGATACCAAGAGCTATGACCAAGATAGAAGGACTGCCATACGGAGCTTGCAGCCGTGTGGCGAAAGAGCTGGGAGTAAGTGCGAGGCTGGTGCAGGCAGTGGCACGTGGAGAGCGACGGAACGTCATCATCGAAGAGGCGCTGCTGAAGGAGCGGAACAGGCACCAGGCACAAAGGAAGAGAATCCAAAGAATGAAAAACACACAATGACTATGATAATGCAATATCAACCAACAATCGAGGAAGAGGAGCTCCGCAAGATCATCGAAGACGACCGCCGCTATGTGGACAGCCTCGACCCCAACAGCCGAGAGTCGAAGATAAAACGCTCCCGCATCGTGAAGCTCGAAAGGGTGCTTCGCTGTCTGGAGATGCGTAGCGACTACTTTATGACGGCAATGGCCGAAGACATAGTTCAGCAGATAGTGAAGGTGCGTCAGCACCCAATGGCGGGAATGTTCGTTGGTATGCTGCTCTACTACGAGCTGAAGCCGAGATACGAGTGGCGCGACGACGGGCTGAACCCTATGGCCTGCACGGGCAACATCGACGGATGGTGCAACGAGATACTGCCATTGGGCAAGGAGCAGTGCGACTTCCTGATGGAAGACCCCTACAACCACGACTGGCGGTGGAATCCGCTGAAAGGTACTTTTGTTCCAATCGGAGTTAATACGAAGAGCTATGGCAGAAGAGAAGATTGACCCCAAGGAACAGAACCAGGAAGGCCAGGAGAGTTACGACAAGGCGAAAGACCGTGAAGGCTCGAAGATAGAACGTATGGAAAGGTGGCTGATGTACCGCTACCAGTTCCGTCGCAACCTTGTGCTGCAGAAGATAGAGTACCACCCCGTGGACGAAGAGGGCGAACATTGGCGAGAGATTGACGACACCGAGGAGAACACGCTGCTCTACGAGTTGAACAAAGCCGGCTACACCAAGCCGGAAAACCTGCTGAAGGTAATACTCGGCTCGAATCGCATAGACGTGTACGACCCGCTGAACGAGTACTTCCGCACCAATAAGCTGAAGAGGTTCGGAGAGCTGCAGCGCCTGATGAACGCCGTCATCCTGGACCACAACTACGATATCAACATTGAGGGCAGAAGTTACCGCCAACTGTTTGAGGAGTATTTCGTCAAGTGGCTCAAAGCCTGCTACATCTGTATGCGAGGACGCAAATTCAACGACGTGATGCTGATACTCATTGGCGCCCAGGGCAGGCACAAGACCAGTTTCCTCAACTATCTGTGCCCACCCGGACTGAAGGACTTTATCCACACCGGACACATCGAGCCCAGCCTGAAGGACTACATGACCGCCAGCTACCTGGTGGAAAAAGTGTTCATCAACGTCGATGACCAGATGGAGAACATCTTCGGCAAGGACTACAACAGTATGAAGTCCATAATCTCGCAGGACGTGGTTACGAGGCGACTGCTCTACAAGCGTCACTCGATCCACCAAAAACGCATCGCCAACTTCTGCGGCAGCGTCAACGAGGCAGGGTTCCTCCGCGACAGCAACAACCGCCGATATCTATGCTTCGCCATCGAGGATATCACCACCGACTACAGCAAGGTTGATATGGACAGCGTATGGGCAGAGGTGGCCGAGCTTGCCGAAGCCGACCACTCGCTCTATATGTTCAGTCAGGACGACTTCAAGACCATAGACCTTATGGACGACAACTTCATAGCACCCATCGAAGAGAACGAGCTGCTGAAATCGACCTTCCGCCCGGCAACACAAGAGGACGAAGAGAACGAGAATGTCTATTATATGCAGTTCAACGAGATAATGAGAGTGCTGAAATCGGTGGGCAGCAACAACCAGCTGAAGGTGTACAACCTCCAGACAGCGATGCGAAAATACAACTACACCAAGCGGTCGATGCGGCGACCCGAACGCAATATGCAACCCCTGCAACTGTACAGCGTAGCCATCAGCGAGGGCGTGACCGACAAAGAAATGGTCGAAGGACTCTGCAAGTACTACCGCACAACAACCATAACCATCAAACCAGGACCGGCACAGCCGGCACAACCGACACCACAGAACAAACTACCCGAAGACAAGGAATTGGAATTTAAGTAATACATTATATATATATGGCAAAATACGTTTATATCAGCGGACCGGTGACAGGTCTTGACTACGACACGGCGAAGGAGACCTTCGACCGGGCAGCCGAGCAGATACGCCTGAAGCACGACGGCAACGTTGTGGTCGTGAACCCAATGGACATCTGCGGCAAAGGCGAAGACTGGGGCTATTGTATGCGCAAGTGCATCGTGGCACTCTGCGACTGCAGCTAAATCCATATGCTGCCCGGATTCGAGGACAGCAAGGGTGCACGACTGGAGATGACCATCGCCCAGGCATTGGGAATCGGAGTTGTTGACGAAAACTACGAGATGCAGGAGTATGAAGACAAGGATTAAAAAGAAAAAGGGTCAGGTCAAGGTGACATCCATTCCCGCCGGCAACGGCGAGTATGCCGAAAAGATGCGACTTTTGCACTACCATCTGCGCAACGCCGCACGTCTCGTCGGCGAGATGTACGAGCTCATCAAGCCCAAGGGTGCAGAGGTGGCCATTGACGACCCACGACAGTTAAAGATGTTTCCGGATGAAGACTGACAAGAAACAACAGAAGCGAGTGAAGTGCGCCGACTGCCGGCACAGCGAACGCGACACCGAAGGGATATCGTTCAGCACCACCGACGGACACTTCTTTATGGGCACCTGCCACCGCCTGCACGGACACGGCCCCAAGCACAAGGTTTTTATGGACGACGAGGTAACAATATGCGAAGACTTTGACAAGCGATGAAAGTGGCTATCGACATAAAACTGCATCCCCTATCGTGGCGGGTGTTGAAAGAGCAGTACGACTACGACGGCAACGCTGTCGATCTGGGCAAGAGCTGGCTCTACGGCATCGTCACACAGTGCCTGCGTCGCCATCCCGTAGTGGCGGCGTGGGAGTTCAGCCGTATGCCGCAGGGTATGGTCAGCGGCAAGATCTACATCACCGAGTACGACTACAACCGGTACGGAGGATATCTGAGCATCGCCAAACAAGCCAACCTCAGTCTCATCATCTTCCGCAAGGAGCGTGAGCGGTTATGTCTGCTGACAGCCACCGCCCACGTGATGGCAGGAGTAGGACGTGACACGGCGATGCGTCATTTTTTGCAAAAAGCGGGGTACGAGGAGAGTGAAATGAGCTTCGCGGCACTGCGCAAGCACTATCAAAGGCACTTTAGACACTTTGAGAGCGATATATTACAAGATTACAGAGAATTAAAACAACGAAAATGACACAAAAACGCACAAAAATTCACTTGCAATTTGTCCCTACTTGAATTTAAACAGAAAAATATATGGAAAAAACACTTCAAAGAAATGAAAATTGCCTTGCAATGGCAGGAATCAACTCAGTTTATTATGTTGATATTAACAACGTTTCAACGTGTGTTCCGTCAGGCGACGGTATGATAGTGACACTTGCCACCGGCAAGAGCTGGAGCGAGATTGAGTGCGACGAGGCACAGGCGTCGGCAGTCTGCGAGGAGCATCTTGCCTACCGCCACCACGTCGAGCTGACCTATCACGGCAACCAGCAGGGCGTAAGCAACGACCTCGACGAGATGACCGAGCGCCGGTTCCTGGTCAAGGTGGTGGACAACAACGGTACTGAATGGCTCTACGGACACACAGGCACACCGTTACGTTTCACATTCGAGAGCAACAACGACGGAGAGCCGGAAGGCGAGACAGCCTACCGCCTCGTGTTCGATTCCCTATGCCCGCTGTCAGAGCGGAAAATTGTTCCGGCAAGCTGACATAAGCGGGATATCATTGTGTGGTGGGTCGCCCTTCGGGGCGGCCTTTTTTTATTGCAAAATGTCTTAATTGTAGGATTCATAAACAATTAATTTTGCAAGCAAAAAGCAAGATTGATTTTATGAATAAAGTATTCAATGTTTACAACGCCGCCAACAGCGAGGATGTCATTATCGATATTCACGGTGAGATTGGCGGAAGCTGGTGGAACGAGGGCGTGACCTTCGACGACGTGAAGAGCCAGCTGAAGGACATAGCAAATAGCAAGAAGAAAATCCAGGTCCGCATTTGTTCCTTGGGCGGAAGTGTGGACGAGGCATTGGCTATCTACGAGCTGCTGCACTCGATGAAGGATCGAGTGACCACCGAGTGCTACGGACGCTGTGCTTCCGCTGCTACCATTATCGCTATGGCCGGCGACACCCGAAAGATGAGTCGCTATGCCCTTTTCCTTATACACAAGTGCTGGAGCGGAGTTATCGGCAACGAGAACGAGCTGGAAGAGACGCTGGAGATGCAGCGTGCCATCAACAGCCGTATGGTGGCAATCTACACCGACACCACCGGAGCCAAGCAGGAAACCATCGAAGAGCTGATGGAGCGAAACAACGGCAACGGAGCCTGGCTCACCAGCGAGGAGTGCCTGGACTACGGCTTTATGACCGAAGAGGTCAAGAGCACCGGCACCGAGGGAAGCTATCTGACACAAAAAATAATGAATATGTTCAACTTTAAATCCAAAGAACCGATGAAGAAAAACATCCTTTCCTTTGCGGCATTGGCCGCATTGTTGGCTGTCGAGGAACTCAACGCCAACAAAGAGGGTGCCGTCCTGATGGACGAAGAGACCCTCACGAAGATTAACGACGCACTTCTGGAGAAGGAGCAGCGTGCCGACAACCTGCAGACCCAACTCGAGGCCCTGAAAGCCGAGAAGGAAGCTGCCGAAACCGCCAAGGCCGAGGCCGAGAGTGCCAAGCAGGCCGCCGAAGAGGCCAAGGCCACCGCCGAGAGCGAGAAGGCAGCACTTGAAGCCAAGGTTGCCGAGCTGACGGCCCTCGTCGACAAGACCCCGAAAGAGGAACCGCCCGCAGGTGGCAGAGACACCACCCAGGCCAAGGACGAATTCAAGGAGTGGTACAACAAACAGAGCTACGTCCAGGAAGCCAAAGAGCGAATGGAGATGTAAAGAAATTAATGTCTAACCAATTAAATTTATAAGAAATGGCTATCAACATCAACGACATCATTGAGCAGTACGGAAAGTACTATCTCAACAGTGATCAGAACCGTGACCGAATCAAAGGTGTGCCGTTCATTCCGAGCGAGACGCTCAGCATTCCGGGAATGACACACATCAAAACAAAGGACACCATCTATCAGATGGCTAATCCTATTTATCAGAAACTGCTGCAGCAGTTCCAGAACACCTTCACACAGAAGGGTGGCGTGACCTACAAGGCAAACGAAGTTCAACTTCGCCACGTCAAGGCCGACCTCGAAATCATTCCCCACGACATCGAGGAGAGCTGGATGGGCTTCCTTGCCGGCGACAGCAGCCGCACCATCGAGACCTGGCCCATCGTGCGCTACATCATCGAGGTCTATATGGCACAGATGATTGCCGAGGAACGTGAGACTTCACTTATATACAAAGGTAAGTATGAGGCTCCAATCGAAGGTACTGCAGGCGAAGGCAGCAAAGCCTATGACGGTTACCGCGAACTTCTCAAAGCTGGTGCCGACAACGAGGAATATCCCATCAACGTCATCGAGGACATCGGAGTGCTGGAGTATGACACTGCCTTCGACCAGATCGAGCTCTTCTCGAAGGAGATTGCTTCGCAGTTCCGCAATCGCAACATCAACATCTTCGTTGCTCCCGAGTTTGAGCGTGCTTACCTCGAAGGCAAGCGAGCCAAAGGTTTCTACAACATCAGCGGCGACAGCCAGATTGGAACCAAGATCGACTTCACTCGCCATACCATTATAGGTCTCGAGTCTATGGCCGGCACATCCGATATCTGGGCAACAATGCCTGACAACCTCTATCACATCACCAAACGCACCGACGATATCAACAACCTCGACATTCAGAAGTTGGACCGTATCATCAAGATGCTTATGGACTGGTGGGAAGCTGTGGGTCTCGGATGCAACAAGCTCGTCTGGGCATCCCGCAACACCCTCATCGACGATGTGGCCGACCCGACTATGACTCGCGGTACCGGTGCAGATAAGAACAAAGTCACTCTCGCCTGCGCCACCGACAGTGCCACTATCAAGTACACCACCGACGGCAGCGATCCCGTTGAGAGCGGCAGCACCTACAGTGAGGCTATCACTGTCAGCGCCGAGATGACCATCAAGGCCTACGCCACCAAGAGCGGTATGGACGACAGCCACGTTGTCAGCAAACACTTCAAAGTTTTGTCTTAACCTTTAAAGAATAGGAGATATCAACAATGAGTAACAGATGTCCAATCCCCATTCAGAATATTGCCGAGAGCGACAGCTGCGGCAACAACCAGTCCGGAGTACGCGCCATCTACTTCTGCCCTGTGGCAGATGTAGTGACTATCAACGCTGCACGTCCAACGACCATCACCTCCTATGAGGACAAGGTGACCATAGGCGATAACCTCGGTTCCAGCCAGGAGGCTATCTCCTGTGCCACAGGCAAAGGCTTCGCCAAGATGTATTGCGCCGACGACCTCGGCGAGTTGGTTTACACTCCCCAAGGTCAGCAGGGCAGCCGTTCCTTCAAGGCCGAGCTGGAAATCTTCCACCCCGCCTTCAAGAGCGATATCCTCGGCTTTATGGCCACCCACAACAACCAGGAGCTCCTGATTGTCTGTGAGCTGAACAACGACCGCTTCCACCTGATAGGCAATGCCCGTCGTGGTGCCAAGTTCGCCGACAGCACCAAGGCCACCAGCGGCAAGGCTGTGACCGACGCCAACGGAGCCGAGTGCCACTTTGAGTGGAACACCGACGCCCCGCAGATCTTCTACGACGGCTGGACGCCCGAAGACGCCAACAAGGGCCTTCCCCTCATCGAGGACAGTGACGCCGACGACAACGACTAAGACCCGGCAATTCCCTGCAAGGAGACCACCCAAGTCCCTACTTCGGCCCTCGACCATAATGGTCGGGGGCTTTTTTTGTATCCGAATTTATTTTGTAGTAAGTGTAGTTTTTAAACAGTGGAGTCTGACTACAACCAATTTTCAGCAAAAAAAGCGGAAAATGTTTTTTCTCGTTTTGCCTTACTACATCTACTACGATTTGCAACTTATTATATATTATATATTTATTTTATAAAAATAGTAGTAATGGTAGTAAGTGTAGTAAATATGAATGTTAAAATGCTCCTCATTTGTTAAAATTTTTAATGTAGTAACCGTAGTAGGGAAAATTGCATTTTAAAAAAAAAATCCTCGTGTGTTATATATTGTCCCAATACGTGCGAACGGGATGATATACCTTTGCAAATATGAAAGACAAGATAATAGAATGGGTCAAAGACCCGAAGAGAAACTACAATGAAGGCGTTGACCTTCTGGCTAAAGTGTGCACCAACAAGTCTCTGGTGCGTTATTTCCAAAACACATCGGAGAGGTTCGGCATCAAGAAGCTCATCTATGAGCTTGGCAAATATGCCGGAAAATTACCCGTCGTCGATGTCAAGCCTGTAAAGGTTGATGTGAAAAAAGAAACTCCTACTGTCAAGGAAGACACGAGTGTCGGCGGTATTGCCAAGAAGATAGTTCACGATACGTGGGTGGAAATCTCTCGTATCAATGAAGAGATATTCAAACTTGGTACCGGAAACGACGAAGCGACAAAGGCAAAGCGTGTTGCTCTGATGGACGAACGGCAACCGCTCATCGAACGCTACAACTCCGTGTATGAGGCGAAGGAGTCCTTTTATAACGGAGAATTGTCGGAAGAAGAGTTGAAACAGGTCATCGTCGGCAAACCAAAAGAGGAGCCGAAGGTGGATGAGACGAGAGCTGAGGCATTGACAATGGGCGACGTTGAGCTTTTGAAAAAAATCAAGAGTACCAAATCGGCTATCAACCGTGCTCAAAACCAGCTACTCTATCAGAAGGACACCAAGCAGAAGAAAGAAAACCCGATGCCTGACTGTCCGCGTCGCAAGGAGATAGAGGAACGCCTGGCACAGCGTCAGTCTGAAATGGCAACACTGATGACCGAGTACGAGAGAAGGGGGTTGAATGGGACTGCTTGACTTCAACCGTCAAAGCGAAGAAGCGAGGCAAAAGAATCTGCACGACACTCTTTCCTATCCTGCTGTGGACGGGAAGGAGTGTGAGGTTCTTTGTGTGGGTGAACCTTACGGTATCATCCAGCAGCACCTTGGAGTGTTGAAGCAAAACAGCGTGGTCAACTTCTGGACGTTCGGACGCTATGCTATGCACCACGTCCTTCGCCATATCCTGGCACAGACTGGTCCGGCAGACGTGACGGCTTGCACTTGGGCGATATCTACAAGGGCTGTGGATGACCTTCTGCAACTCAGAGAGAAAGGTCTGCTCCGGAACTTCAAACTATGGATAGATCCGAGAGTGAAAGTCCGCAATCCGGAACCATTACAGATGCTACAGTTGAATTGGCCTGTGGCTATAGCTCCGGTACACGCAAAGGTAACAACAATCATAAACGAGCATTGGAAGGTAAGCATCTTTGGCAGTCTGAACTTTACAACCAATCCACAACCGGAACGCGGCCAGGTGTGCACCATCGGCAGCGTCGTGGACGTGGATAACAAGATTTTGGAGGAAGTATTCAATGAGAGAACTTAGCGAAAAAGATCTGCAGGAAGTGGAACAGTGCGGTCGTGTGGCATTCACTTACAAAGAGGTTGCGTACCATCTGCAGGTTCCGCAGAGTGAGGTGCGCGACCAGTTCCTTCACGAGAAGGGAGAGATATGGGAACGTTGGATCCAAGGCCGTATGCAGGTGGAGTTGGAAATACGTCAAGTGGTGATGAGCGGAGCCAAGAACGGCAGCACACCTCTGCTTGACAAAATGCTTGAATTCTTCAAGCGTACTGAACGTGAACACAGAGATATATTCGGATAATGAGCAAATCACTTGAATCGGTCAGCAACCTTAACTTCGACGTCATCAAAGAGTACCTTAACACAGGTTCGTCAGGTGCACTGTCGGAGGAGTATCAGCGTATGCTTGACATCTGCCTCGACTGCTACCAGATGCTGAAGAAGTACCCTCAGCGGAACATCTGCATCCGTCGGCTGATGATACAGCGCGAGCTGGCCTACAACACGGCGTGCAAGTATGTGGACTTCGCACGTGCCACTTGGGGCAACTACGTCGATCTGAAGCGCGACTTCCTCGAGACGTTCTTTATGGAGAAGCTGCTGGCCGAGATATCGGATCCGGACGCCAGCGACCAGTCGAAGGCCAAGAACCTGGCGACCCTGCAGCGCCATCTCGAAGCGATGCCGGAGCAGAAGGTTGACCCGAAGCTGATGGAGAAGAACACCGTCTATATTCAGGTGAATATCAACGGCACGGTGTCGCGACTGAGCGAGGAGGAACTGGAGCAGATTCCCGTCGGCATACGCCAGAAGCTGCTGGCGATGATGAGCGGCGAGATAACCGAGGACGGAGCTGTGGAACTGTTGGAAAGCTGATTGATAATGTGAGGCAGGCACAGTATGATATACCCTGATGCCCACAGATTGATATACTGATGGCAGAGATAAAACTATACGGCAACCAGGCGCAGCTTCCGAAGCTGCTGCTCCGCGCTCACTGCGAGGTGAGTGTGGAAGGCCGAGGAACAGGCAAGTCGTTCGATATCGGGTTCAAGATGGACCAGATAGTCCGAACGATGCCCGGCGCCGTGGTCGCCATCACGGGCAAGACCTACGGCCAGCTGCTCACCCGCACACTGCCCTCGTCGTTAAAACTGCTCAACCAGATCGGCTATCAGAAGGATGTCAATTATGTGGTAGGAAAAAAGCCGTTGTCGTGGTTCAAAGACTCTTACGAGACATTGAACAAATTCGACAACGTTATTTCCTTCTCGAACGGAACCCGGTTCGCAATGATATCTCAAAGCGAACCCGGTAGCGGTCGAGGTGCGAATGTGGATTACGAGATAGCCGACGAAGCCCTGCTGCTCAACCAGGAGCAGTACAACAACGAGGTCAGCCCCACCAACCGAGGCAACCTCGAATTCTTTGGCCGCAAGTCTGCCAAACCAATCTCTATGCACCACGGCTTCAAGTTCTCGACCTCAATGCCCATCAACAAGGACGGACGCTGGATTCTGGTCTACGCCGACTATTACAAGCGGGAGCGTGGTATCCGTCTCTTCGAGATGTGGAACCGTATAGTAATGCTTCAAGTGGAACTACTTAAAGTGGTGCAACAGTACAAGATAGCCACCGCCAACGGCAAGACCGCCGAAGCCTCAGAGCTGGTATCGGAGTTCCGCCAGCAGTGGAACGAAATCAACCGCCTCAAGCAACAGATCACCCCCTTTGTCTCCAAAGAAGGTGTACTGTTCACGCTCTCCAACGCCTTCGACAACCTTGAAATGCTCGGCTTCGACTACCTGCTGAAGAATCAGCGCTTGCTGCCTTTGCTCATATTTATGGTGGAAATCATGAATATGTACTACGATAAGGTCGAGGACTGCTTCTATTCCCTTCAGGAACGCAAGCACGTCTATTATACCGGCTACGACAGCGACCGTATCATAGGCGCAGCGCAACAGGTAGGCTACGATATCGAGGACGGGATGTTCGACAGCAGCATCTACGACCGCGACTGCGACACCAACGCACCGCTGGAACTGTCGTTCGACTGGGGCTCCAGCATCTGCCTGATGACAGTGCAGCAACCCCGCTACTGGGACTTCGCCACCGGCTGTGCCTCGCCCGTTGTCTGTCAGACACAGATCAACGAGTTCTTTACCAAACCCGACGGCGGCGACAATATGATGATCCGCGACCTTATCGCCAAGTTCGCCAAGTACTACGAGCACCACGTCTGCCGTGAGGTGGTGTTCTACAAGGACCGCTACGGCGACCACAAGAATCCCAACGTCGTCAACAACGAGACCTACAACGAGATGGCCATTGCCGAACTGCGAAAGTATGGCTGGAGCGTACAGGAAGAGATGCACCCGGGAATGGAGCCGCCACAGTCGGATAAGCATATCCTCTGGAATATCATATTGAGCGAGGTGGACGAAAATATCCCACGCTTCCGCATCAACGGCGACAGGTGCAAGTACACTTTAATCAGTATGAACAATGCCAAGGTCAAGACAGTGGAAGGCAAGCTTCAGAAGGATAAGAAGAGCGAACGCCCCGACAGCGGAGTGCTGCCGGAAGAGGCGACGCACTTCTCAGATGCCGTTGATAAACTGATATGGACCAAGTACGCCTACTGTCTGAACGGCGACGACGACGAATTCTTTACTAATTTTTAGGACGTTTCCCTGTCGGGTCGGGCTATCCGCCTTAACTGCGTAACGTGCTTCTATCCCTAACGCAAGCCCGAAATAGAGAACTGCTTTGCTTGTGACTATATACGTCGCAGGCTTTGGTATGTAGTCCCTGCACGGCAGCAGCACACAATTTCGGGCGATAGGCAAGAGTATGACAATAGGGCTTCCGTTACTCATTCCCGCTTGCCGCGAGTGGAAGACTTCGCTTTCCTTACTTGCGGCTGCTTCATTCCGTTACTCAGTCCTAAAGTCACACACTTGCCGGGGTGGACTGCCGCACAAGGGCGGCCACAACGGACTAAAGTCCATTGAAAGTCCATTAAGTCCGTTACAGACTTATGGACTGCCTTCCATCGCTCTCCGCCTGCCATAGGCAAGTCTGCGACACGCCTGTGGACGGTCGGCGTCGAGGGGTGGACGGCAGCAGGTGGACGGCATCGGCAAGGGGGTGGGGTGCCCATTCACATATCGGTAGAGTCATTTTTTCGTTCGCACGCCGTTCGGTAG